GTATGAAACGAAGCCAACGCGGGCCTATGATAGGACTCTTGGTTTTTTTCACGGCTCCAGTTAGTCGGAGATACGCGGATGGCGGCAGGCAGCTTTGGTTTGGGTTGTAATCTCGGTAGTTCATTATGTTCCTTTCTTGGGTTATTAAGACAATGCAGGGTTATTATTGTTCAATCTGTTTCTATGGCGAAACGGAGGGTTAACCAACTTGTGCCAACATTGGCATCAAATTGCTTGTATAGCCGATTCGAAATATCGATCCATTGGGGATCGCTCCAATCGGCGAGCATGGTATCCGAATCCCAAGGCGACTCGGAGTCATCTTTGTCTTCTCGGATGAACTCAAAGTCATCCGGGGTCCAGGCCTCCAAGTAAACTTGCGGATACTTGTCCCGCAGTTTTTGCAAATCCCCGAAAAATGAGGATTGGCGTTTTGCTTTGGCGGGTTTCTTTTTACTTATCTTTTTACTCATGGTTTCCTTTCTTTAGTTTAGTTCACGGATGATCCGCATCCGCTCGGCGAGTAGCCATTTCCCGCCTTGTGAGGCGGGCCTGGCATACTCGGTGAATTGTTCCACCGACACTTCGCACCACACACGGCGCTCGCCGTTTCGTAGCTCCGTCTTGAGGTGTGGCGCTTCGGGGGTTGGGGCGCAATGCCACCCAGGGCGCACCGCAAAGCCCTTTGTCGGGTGATTCTCTGCCGGGAGCCACTCCCCGTAGGGAATGACTTGCTTGCGGTTGATGAAGAGCGGGCCAAGCGACCCGTCCCTGCGTTTGCGTAGAAGTTTATAAGCCGTCATATAGGTTGCGGGGTTATGACTGCCAAACAACGAAGCCGTCTTGGCGGTCTTTCTTGGCGCGCCCCTTGGCCCGCAGACCGACGATCACGCCGCGCGGATCAAGGAAACGCAAATCGTGCGCGTCGCCATCCACTACATCCGTTCCAAGGTATTTCTCGGGCAGCCCGCCGCCGAATACTACCGCTACATTCCCGCCGCCCTCGATGGTCTGGCGCACCGCGCCATCATTGGATTCCGACCTGGAGAAAGTTAGCCGATAGTTTTTGGGCATTCCTCCCTGCAGGTATCGTGCCATACGATCCGGGTTTTTGGTGTAGTCGTAGAAAACAATGTCACCATGCCGCGACATTAAGTTCACTTTACGATAGCCTCCGATAGCCTCCCAAGGGAGATCGCTGGTTCCGTTAAGGCGGATTGCGAGGCTCAATCCTGCGCGCTTCGCCTTGCGCTTTGCGGCCTCAATGCCCGTGTCGAGGAGTTCCACAAATTCCTTGGGGTCTTTATGGAACAACAGAGTTTTCTGCAAGCGGGCCGCTTGGGTTCGCTTAAAGGCGCCGCGCCCGGCCCAAAACAGGCAATCCGCCGCGCATCTTTCGGATGCGTGGGGGCATAGGTTGCGCCCCGACAAGTTGTGCGGGGACAGGTATAGAATCCCTGTGAGCCATCCGAGACTCTCGCCTTTGGTTGTTTTTGCGTTTTGGTATGTGATGAGTTCTTTCATAGTATTCCTTTCTTTTGGGTTAATTTTACCAGCGTGAATTTACAGCATCGGCTTGACGATCCGCCCAAACCGACGCGAGGCTTTTAAATTGCTCAAGTGCCGCCTCTTTGGACTCACCGTCTTCGATGTGTTCCATGATTTCAGTAATCGACCAGCACTCAACAATGACATCCCATCCACCGTCTCCGTAATGCTCCTTGGCGTGGTCATAAATAAAATTAGCGATCTGTTCTTTGTTCATGTTATTTCCTTTCTTGTTTGGGTTAATGTTCCGGGGGGAACAGGTTGTAAGGTTATTAACTAAATAAACTTTAGTCAAACCCTAAAACTCTCAAGTTATCTGCGTTGTTCCAATCGGTGTCCCAATCATTGGCGGTTCGCCAATACGGGGACCCCCATTGCTTGGATTCAATGCTCTTAGCCACCTTTTCATCGGCGGCTGCTTGGGACTTTGCTTCGACTTCGATTGTGCAATACGAAGACACAGTGACCGCAAGAGTAACCGGGTATTTCATATGAGTTCATACCTTTCATGTTGCCGCACCATGAAATCGAAGTGAGCCCAAATCGCTTGGTTTATTCGCTCAAGCTCATCTTCGCCGGAGAGATACTGCCAAGTTGACAGGAAAAAATCGGTCAACTTCTCACAGATCGGCAAAGCCTCCATCTCATCAAGAGAAACATCGCTCCCTTGTTGATAATTCAGACCGATAATTTCATCGTCATTCACTTTAACAACGAGCACATATCGGTCGTGTCCTTGGCACCAGTGTATTTCTCTGCTTTGTATTTTCATACCGATGCCTTCCTCCCTTCTGCCTTGGCAATCGCTTTCTCCGCAATAGCAATCCAATCTCCATAGAGATTTTCGCCATCACAGTTTTCGCGCATGGCCGCCGCGAGGCGGGACAAAGCGTCGAGCATATCGGGGGCGGCCGAAATTAAATCCCCGTTCCATGCGTCTTTGCGGTAAGTCAACATACAAATCGCTTTGTCATCGGGGCCCACTACCTTGCCCCAACCCAAAGCCCACGGGCCTTTTGAGTGTGTTTGTGTATCCATAATTTAGTTCCTTTCTATTTTGAGTTTCGGGAGCGGACTGATATGCGGGCGATTTCGGCGTCTACCTGCCGAAAGAACGCCGCAATTTGTTTTTTGGTCGGCGCTGCGACGGCAATTAATATGTGCCGCCCATCCGGGGAATCGTATGCATGAAGTTGGGGGAACTTCCGGGCTGCCAGCATAAGCACCTCAATGTCGTGCGCCCCGATATCCGATATGGGGATCGCGTCTGCGATAGGGTTTTTTTTCATTGTGTTTCCTTTCTTTGGTTTGGGTTTACGCCCTGGGGGAAATTAACTACCGATTTCGCATGAATTGGTAGTTCGTCGGTAGTTCGCAAATCAGATGTATCCGTTGAACGGATTTGCGATTACGCCAACAAATCGCTAGCACATCCTAAAAAGCTCCGACCTTTCGCACAGGCGATCATATCGGTTAGTGAATCGAATCGGAAGTCGCTTCGGTTCCGGCGTATGTAGCTCAATCTTTCTCGGGTGTTGTAGCAGTCAGACCAGATGCGATCCGCTTCTTCCTGTTCGCGCTGGCAATACTTCTCCTCATCGAGAACCGGGTAATCGGAAAGGCTAGCGTGTATGCCTTGGGCGATCGGCATTTTGTCAGAACCCTCTCGAACCGAAAGGGCTTCCCACCAACCGCAAGCCCAGTGGCCGAAGCGGTCGATGGTAACATCCTCGCCCTCCCCTCCGAGTTCCTCCAAGGCTACGCTCCAATTGCTCTCGGTAAGAATGTCGGAGTCGCGGCTTCGTGTCATCACAACCCGCCAGCAATCCTCGGGGATTTCCCCCGCGTAGTTGCTTAACGAGTCAAACCCGCTGGGGTTTTTTATCACATCGGATAACTTCGGCAGTTCAATTTCATTCAGGTGCATTTTCTTGGTTCCTTTCTTGTTGGATTTTGTTTTTGCAGACATTCACCAGCATCTCCTGCGTTATCTTGGTTCCGCAGCGAGAGGTGTAGTCCACGGGTTCATCGGGGAATTCCGGCGTTGAGACTTTGATGCCATCGAATTGGACATCGAAGACTTCGCCCGCAATGCGTAAGGTTATAATTAGGTTCATGGGTTATTATTCCTCCCGCTCATAATCATCCATGTGTTCAGATCGAAGTCCGCAAAAGTGACGCCCGGATAGAGCTTCTTGATGCGGCGAATCGCTTTGGCTTCCAGCTGCGAATACAGCTTCGTGGCCTTACCCGGCGTCGTTCGCGGAACGCGCCTCATGCGGCACGATTCGCGCAGCCAACGCAAGAGATGGGTGTCGAGCACCACATACTCCTGGGAAGGGCGCGAGTGCAGGAGAAACATCCGCGCCGTCTTGGGCCCCATGCCGGGTATGCAGAGCAACTCGTTGAGCGAGCACTTCTGCAAATCCAAATCCAAAACAGCGAGTGTCGTCGGGACTGTTCTTTGTTTATACGGGCCTAGCCCGACACGCCGCATCGACACCTCAACGCCGACTTCTTTGAGCCGCTGGAAGGGGCTCCCGCTGCCTAAATAAGTAAGCAGTTGGTTGATCTTCGCGGCGGCAATGTCGCTGCGCTTCCCGGCTACAGCGATACAGAAGAGCATGAACTCCTGTAGCTCGTCGTCCGTGCGCTCAAAGTTGGTCACGCTTGTCGGATCAATCATCGGACACCTCCGTCTCTTCAGAGAATTTCTTTCTTATAGGAGTCCATTTGAATTTGTCTGAATACTCCCCGTGCCGAAACGATTCTTGCAGGTCTTTCGGCGCCTGCCGCGCCTCTTTGTATACTTTCTCTTGAGTGCCCTCAATTTTAGCAATTAAGCGCCCGATCCAGAATCCGCCTTCATCGGCGAAATCCAATTGCAAGTCGAAGCCGGTTCGTTCAGCCAATGTTTTAATGATGGGGCGAGGGGGCTCCCATGCAGTGAAAAACCGCAACTCGGTCCAGTCTTCCCCTTCCCCGTTCTTATCAACCATGTAGCTATTCCACTTGGTTCCCCAATGGTGGACCGCCCAGCGATCCGCGCTCTCAAAGCCATACATTTTGAGGTTCTCGGCTAGCCTTTCGTTAAGCTCTGTTTTTCGCCGCTCGTCAAGCTGTATGTCGAGAGACAGATTTAGAGCATCGGGCAAGGGGACAATTTTGTTGAAGTCTAATATCTCGTTGCCGCCCTCAACAGTCATGTATCTTTGAAGAGGTCGGAGTGTTCCGCCGTCGAGGCGGGTCAATATGTTTAGCGTATTGTTTGGCATAGGTTATTTTTCCTTTCTTGTTGGTTGTTTAGATTCAAACAGCGATTACTTGGCTAACATCGCAAGGCGCTCGATCAGAGCGTTCTTGGCATCTTCAAGGGTCACATTTTTTCTGTTGTCTCTGCAGCTATACCCATAATCGAGGTCGAAAGACCCGTCCTCATGGGATGAAACGCGGAGCTTTCCAGAGTAGCGAGCCATAATTTCGACAGAAATAATCGCGTCCCTATGAATCCAAGCGCCAACGAGGTATGGGTCTTTCGGCCTAATGCTTATTATAGGCCACTCGGATTTTTCTTTGGCGGGCAAGTCGGCGACCTCCTCGATTAGTTGTTTAATAGGGGCAAAGACGCGGATACGGGCCTCCTGGTCGGCGCGTTGCTTGGCTTTCTTTAAATCCTCCTCTGCTCGGACTGCGTTTTGTTTTGCTTTGATGAGTTCAATTGTTGCGTTCATATGTATTATCCTTTCTTGTTTGGGTTAAGCGTTCCGGGGGGAACGAATGGCAGCTATCCGTCACACGACGTCCCCGACATAGACTTGGCGTCTGTAGAAGTTGGCGTCCCCGAAGAGTTCGCGGTCGCTAATTTTGCCGAGGGCTTCGATCGACTCCGCCAAGCTCTTGGCCAAGCTCTTGTCTTCCTCACTCTCGTAACAATCCCAGAGGCTCTCGGCATCGGGTTTTTGTCGTTTGAAGGTTAGGATGTGGATGCAATACGCCTCGTCCTTGCAGCCCCATATCTCGGGATTGAGCGGATGGATATATACCATCCTGTCTCTCATGCCGCTGCGTTGGATTGCTTCTCGTATTTTGTTTTGTAGTTTCATTGGTCGGTTTTCCTTTCTTGTTTGGGTTATGTTCTGGGGGGAACTGGGGGCTATCCGTTTAACGGATTACCCGCTCCGCTACTTCATAAACCCGGAAGAATAGTAGGGGGTTGCGGGGTTATGACACGCGGGCGGCGGTAGCGGGCGAGTCGAATGTCCGATTCGTTGAACATTTGAATATACGCCATCGCCATGTCGTGGGCACGGGCATCGCGCCCGTGGCGGGCCTTGGCTCGGAACTTCTTGAGAACCCAGCGAAGCACATCGGGGGCCCCGACGGCGGCCCATCGGGCGAAGTCCATCCACGCAAACCGGGAATTGTCGTTCCTAATAAGCGGAGGGTTCTGCAACCAATGCGGGACAGGTGGGTTGTCGTATCCTTCGCGGCGGCATTCCGGGTTTGTGAAGCCGCCGGGTGTCGGGACGGCAACGACTTGCGGGCAGGCCGCTCGGAGTTCAGGCGTAGAGTGGCCGTGATAAGTCTCGGAAAACTCGGCCCAACGGGCCATGGCTTTCATAAACTCCGAACGCTGGAACCACTCTTTCGAGTTGCGGGTCGGCCCCCAAAGCCGAATTTCCACAGTCCCGAAGTCATCCCACTTGTTAGCCGATATCGCGGCAAACTTATGGCGTTTCGCCAATCGCCATTCGCGCTGCGTAGCATCGACAGCGGTGTGACGGTGGTTGCGGCGGGTGTAGGTTTCCAAGTAACGGAACCAAGACAAGTGGTAGCGGAACGCAAAGTATGTGCGCTGCCCGATCCACTCATCCTTCTTGCAGTTGAGGTGGATGTGCCCACCATTCCGCGACCCAGGCCCCAAGCGTATAACTCGCTTGCACGCCAAGTTCGGCAAAGTGCCCTTGATTCGGAAACGAATCTCGGGCTGGCCGCCTCCATCATAGCCGCACTTCCAATACTCGCGATCGATGCGGGCCACTCGGGTTTGGTAGTTGGCCCGCGAACACTCCAACTCTCCGCTGCACTCATAGAGCGGGAGGCGCAGGTAATACGGCTCCTCTTCCAAGGGCTTGGGGGCCTTTGTTTCGATGTAAGTCCTCTCCGTATTTCGGAGGAACTCCCCGACTTGCTTCCGCAAATCGAGCGGCTTGGTGCCGGCAAGCCAACTCCGAAGTTGAACAAATGTGTAGTCGCTCTTGGGGTGCCCCCAACAAGAGGCCATGAACTGATCGAGAAGTTCGCTCAACTTCCAGGATTTTCCCATGAAGTGGCTTGCGTATCGCCGTCCGCGCGCCGCCGAAACCACCAAGCGGGCCAAGGCCGTTCTGCTTTTGATTTTGCTCGGCTCTTGGGTGTCCCAACGCGCGCGGTGGCGCTTGACGGCTTTGCCGATGATCGCCCGCTCCTCGCGCTCAAGACCTCTGTAATACGGAATCGCAAAAAGATCGATCTCGTCAGGGTTGACATGGTTCTTGCTCAAAACCTGCTGCACTTCCCAATAACAGATTTTGAACCGATCGCTCACGCCGGGTATGGGTTGGTTGACAACTTCGATCAATGATTTGTTTTGTAATACTGACATAGGTTATTTTCCTTTCGTTTGGTTTGGGTTTATGTTCCGAGGGGAACGAAGGGTTGAAATCCGTTGAACGGATTAATCAATGATGAGGCCGGAGTGTGACTTGGCTGCGGGATCGTAGTCGGGAAACGACTCGGCGGTTTGCGCGGAGGTTGTTTCGAGAGAGGCGCCGTCCCAATCGTCATCGAACTCCGCCTGGGTCATCGGACTGGAATGCCACTTGCGCCCGCCGTAAGAGCGAAAGCTGTCCGAGCAGCCCCCACCATTGTGGTTGATCTTGTAGCCGAGCGAACGCTGGGCGTAGCTTGCCTGCTTTGCGGTTGTTGCGCGGTGTGTCCACACCGAGACATCGGGGTCACCGCCGCGCGGCTTGAACTCCAACCAAGTCCAAGCATCGAGCTTGTAAGCAATGAAGTTCTTGCAGCGCCAAGCCTCCCCCACGGCTTCCACAATATGCTCGGTTGTGCCGAACACCCACCGCCCCTTGGTGGTCACCGCGCCGTATAGCGAAGCGGTGTCATCCACGGCAACGATGAGGCGCCCATCCGGGGCGGCGGCGAGAAACGCGGCGTAGCCCGAGATGTTTTCGAGTGCCTCCTTCTGCTGCTCGACGGAGTTGTGATCCGTGAAGCAGTATAAGAGATGTTGAGAGTCACAAGTCGCGGACTTGTGCTCATCGGTCTGCGCCCCGTTCCAACTCACGACGCCGTTGTGGGCGAGCGTCCATCCCTTGTGCCGGAATGGATGCGTGTTGTGCAGATCGATGCCGCAAGTGGCAGTCCTGCCGTGTGCGATGAGCGGTTTGTTCTTCGAGTAACGCCCTGTCTGCTCGGCGTGGGACGCCGCGCGGAACGCATCGAAGCCCCCACGGGAAAGGCGGCGGAGAAGCGGGAGCTCCTCCATGCCCTTGAAGTCATTGGGCTCCACGAAGCGGGCGTGGAGAGCGGATGCGCCGGGTTGCGCGAATCCGAACCCATCCTGCTGGGTCGGGGTTATTACTTTAGCCGCCGCACAAAGAGCGCGGTTGGCTGCGGGTTTGTTCAGGGGCAGTTGGTTGGACGATGTCCAGGCCATAAGTTTGCACATATGTATTTTTCCTTTCGTTTTTGTTTTGGTTTATGTTCCGAGGGGGAACAAAGGGTTGTTATCCGTTCAACGGATAGCGGCGAGGATTGCCTCAAGAATTGCGGCGGCCAGCCCTAAAAGGCTGGTCACGAAAATCACTCCAAGCACTGCAAAGAGCGGGAGAATCGCTTCAGCGATGTCGTTGTCGTCGAGTTTCATAGGTTGTTATCCGTTAAACGGATAAGGCGAGTTGCAGTTGATTCGGGTTCTCTTCTGGGGATTCGTAGAGCAGTTCAATCTCGCTCACCTCGTCCCAAGTCCACGACCCTGCGCCGATGGAGTAGACCTTCACCGGCACACCATCGACGTGGATGATGCTACCTTGCGTCGAGTCTTCCTCCTCGCCGTCGAGAACGACCCACGAGAAAGTGTCCGTGGCTTCGTCGTAGCGGTATTTGGCATCGGTCGCCTTGAGGATCTTCTCCGCGTTCTCCTTGTCGAAGACGGGCATCGCCCATCCGTTCCAGAGAAAGCCCATCGTGTAGCCATCCGCGCAAAAGAACGGATCGTCTTCGTCCATCATCTCGATGGAGAAGCGGCCCTTGCGGTGGGGCGGGTTGTAGTTGAGTTCTTCTTCCGTCGCGGGACGGAAGTCCTCGTTGAAACGCTTCAAGTCCGCGATGTGGCGGACAAAGCCGCCGCCGGAGCGGTAGAAGGTTCCTGCTTCAGTATCAACTTCGATGGAGTCTTTGGGATAAGTTCCTCCACGAAGGACGTAGGTTTTTGCTGACATAGGTTATTTCCTTTCTTTTTTGGGTTGATGTTCTTGGGGGAACAAGGGGTTGAATCCGTTGAACGGATATGTGGTGGCGCGGTTATGATAGATGATAGGATTCTACTTCTCCATGCTCCCGCGCGATGTAGTCGAGGGCGGAGCGGATTGCGGCTTGCGCCTCCGCATCGGACAAGTCGTCGCACGATCCATCGGTCATGCAACACCATCCGTTCTTGTCCGCAGCCCACAACGCGGCTAGCGGGTCACGAAGCGCGCCGCGATCCCGCAAGGGAATCCGTTGAACGGATTCGGGTAGCCTTTCCATGTTTTCCTCCTTTCTGGTTGAACCAATTCGGGAAGTGCCCGAAATCTCGGGGTTCCGTCACATTGGCGTTTTTTCCACAGACACCACACTTCCCGTAGTGCCAACAGGAAACCGCGCGGCGGAAGCCCGTTCCATGCTTCACGCCGCACGGATCACAAGTCCACGATGGGTATGCACTCATGTTGAGATGTATCGATTCCATAGATCGGGGTGCTTATCGAACAACTCCCAAGGGTTACACGCCGCCCATAGCTCCTCATGGAGCCGCGCCATGTGGGAGGTAGCCTCCTCACTCAAAGGGGAGCCCTCCCAAACGATGTCTCTCGGATCGTCGTCCAAGTGATACTGCCTTTGGCGCTCCGCAAGCCAATACAGGTAAGCAACCGCGTCATCCTCGGATTGAACCCGAAGACTCGCCAATGTTTGATCGCTCATCCCAATTTCACGCGGCATGGCGCATCGTTTGAGTTGGTGAGCCATTTCTTGAACTCCCAAGCGGAGAGTTTAAGTGTGAACTTCGTCCCCCCATCGGGTTCAAGCAGGGACAGCTTCACGCCACATTCCACGCCGCTGAACCCGGTGTGAACCATCTTCGCTTCGATGGTTCCGTATTGCTCCCCTCGGGGATCATCCGCCACCCACTTTTGGGTGAAGTATTTTTGGAGTAGCGCCTCTATATCTGCCTTCTGGCATTCCTGTCGGGTTTGGACAGGGGTTTTCTCTAATTGGATCATGGTTATTTTTCCTTTCTTTTTTGCTGGGTTATGTTCTGGAGGGAACAAATCCGTTCAACGGATACCGACAACCTGGATTCGGGTTGGCGACCACTCGCTCTCATGGGCGGCTTGGATTCCGCCGATGCGAACGAGGGCTTCCGACATGGTTCGGTAGTATTCCTTCCGCCCTTTGTTCGGGGCGGAATGAGTTCCATACACAAGAACCCAACCGAGCCGATCGGAGGGTTCGACTTGCGCCCAAAAATTGGGCAAGTTTATTTTAAACATGGGTTATTTCCTTTCTTGTTTGGGTTGGTGTTCCGGGGGGAACGAATCCGTTCAACGGATATCGCAAATCCAATTGGTGATGAGCACCACATTGAGCGTGATGAGCACCGAGAGGATGAACAGGAGGACGAAGAACTTCTCCTTCTCCTCCTCAAGATTGAGTTTCTTTTTCATACGGGGTTGCAAGGTTATTATCTGTCGAAATCCGCAAGCGCAAGAGCAAACGGATTGTGTGTCAATGCGGCGGGCTGCGGGGTTCGCGGAGCGGGCGTGTCAAGTAGATTGACAACCTCGCCGCGCCCGCGCCAATTGCGGGGATCGCCCTCGAACTTGTAGCCGAGCATTGCTTCGCGGCTCAAGTCCTCATTGAGCCTGTTTGTGATCACCACATGGAGGTGGCGGATTTTCTGTGGGTTTTTCATTTGTCTTTTTCCTTTCGTTTTTTGTTTCGGGTTATGTTCCGGGGGGAACGAATCCGTTCAACGGATAATCAATAAATGTTGTGGTGGTTGTAGCACATCTTCTGAAGCGCACGGAGAGCCGAGGGGAGCGACGATCCATTATTAAACGCGAAGTCGAACTTCTCCTCTTCACTCATAGTGTCAAAGATCGCCCTTGCGGCGCGGGAGCCTTCCTCCTCATCGATGAGTTTGGGATCGCAAACCCTCTCTTGAATCTCTTCTTTTGTGGAAGGCGCAAGAAGCCCATCGAAGGCTTTGATCTTATCGAAATCCCGAAGGATGGAATCCAATGCGGGCTTGTGTTCCTCCCAAATTCCATCCCTACAAAGCTCAATTGTCGTAACAATTCGAGCGACCGCGTTGAGAGTTTGGGAGGCGTTTCTTAAAGCTGCCCGTAGTTCTGTCGTAGTAGTCATATGAAGTTATCCGTTTAACGGATTCGATTGTGATATGGATTGAAGTGGCGTGGTGCGCGAAGCGGGTAGGACGCCTCACGCATCACTTGGTTTTTATCCGTTCAACGGATTACTTGCGGCTCGCGGCGTTATCGGCGCGGAGTTGCTTGAGAGCGCGATGGAGAACGGCGATTGCCATGTCCTTGGACATATTCGGGAGGGTGATCCCCTTGCCTTTCTTCACCTGTGCAACAAGTGATTCGGCGTGTTTCTGTGCCGCCTTGCTTTTGGCGGAGGAGTCCTTCTCCTTACGGCGCAATCCGTATTTGAGGAACAGATCGCTAATCCGTTGTGGCGTGAAGCCCGCATCTTCCAAGGCTTTCTGGATGTTCTCAATCTTTGCGCCCTGTTCAATCGCCTTAACGGCTTCCGCCTTGATCACGCCGATCTCTTCGTATGCCGCTTGAAGGATGTTTTCGTTCATCGCGATGCGATCGGCAATCCTCATTTCCGCCTTGGAAATGCCTTTGCTCTTCTTCGGGGTGAATTGAAGATTCGGAACGGCGATTCCGTATGCTTCCTTTGTCTCGAAGAGAGAAGTGGCGATTGCGATTGCGTTGGTTTGTGCTGTCTTTTTCATTGTTGTTTACTTTCTAAATCCGTTGAACGGATACCTGCATTTTTGTTTTGTTGTCGGCGGGCATGATTCCCGCTTCCAAAAATAAAGTGTCCGCCTTGCCTGTTTCCCTTGTGAAAATAGGTTTTGCGGTTATTATTTTTTCATCATGGGAAGACTCGAAATTGCGGCGGATTGGCAAGCTATTCGTTCACTCTACTTGGATGGGGCAACCTATAGGGAATTGGGGGAAAAATTCGGAGTGAAGGAAGGCACGATAAAGGCAAGGGCGAATCGCGAAGGGTGGAGTAAAATCCCCGTAAGGCACAGAAACGCAACGATTAGAAGCGTGAACAAGGAAAGTGCGGGAATAGCTCAAGAACTATGGTCAGATCGTAGGGAAAAGGTTAGGAATCAAGAGTTTGCGATAGCTTCCAAGATATTGACATATGCCGAACAAATGAATGAAGATCAACTACTTGCGAAAGTAGACAAGATCAAAGTGGGAGCGGACATGGCAAGGCGGGCAAGTGGCTTGGATAAAGAGGATAGCAACAAAAATGCTGTGAACATTGCGATCCTCTCGGATATTGATGGAATGTCAACGCCGGGAATAGTTTACGAAAAACAACCGAACCAAGGAGATTTGGAACAAACAGGTGACAAACTCGGTTTGTGAGGGTAAAACTACGGGTTTTGAATCTGTAACTACCACCACCCCATCCACTTCGGTAGTCCCCAACCACCCAAACCACCAACCATTGTTATAATATCATGGGAAATAAATTTTTTGTCGAATTAGGGGTTAATAACATATGACCTTGTGGCTTGGATCGGCGGAGCCTCGCCGCCCCTACAAAAGATGTTTCAAGAGGGTGTATAAAACTTTGAGCGCCGCCAGGCGGTTTTGCGCGAATTTCTGGCTGCGGGAAGGTCGCAACCAATGGGCGTATAAATGCCCGAAATGCGGGGGCTGGCACACAACCTCGAAACCTTTAGAGGAGCAAATAAAACGGGGCTTGAGCGTCACGCTAAAGTAGATTATATAATAACCTGCGGGGAGGAGAGGGTTCTCCGGCCTGTCTCATAAGCAGGCTTCCGAGGGTTCGACTCCCTCCCCCGCTATAAAATTTATGAGCCTTCGATACGAACAATACAGCGCGTTGAAAAAGTCTCGGGAGTTCCTCTCCGACTTACTAACCCCCAAAACGCGGCCAAAAACAGCCGCCGCGCTCCGTAGGAGGGTGTGGTCATGCCTAAAACATTTCCCGCTTTTGGACGAAAAGGGGCAGCCTTATTGGTCACCAGATGAGTTTACCAAAGATCGAGATGACCGCGAGGATCGGATTGAAGCTCCCCGGCTTGACTGGGTTGAAGACACGCTACTTTGCGGCTCGCGTATGAAGTCAGAAATGCGAGATTCTGTCGGAATCTGACAGTTTTCCGCGCTAGGCAGGCGAGAGACACACTGATGAGCGGGATGAGTTGGAGAATCCAGCCACCGCCACATCGAGGTCGGGGACCCTCCGGGTCATAACCTTGGAAACCCGGCGCCTGTAAAGGGGATGCATACCCGTCCCTAGCGCGGACTTTTTCTTTTAGGGAACTTGTTCTTCCGCGAGGGAACTTCCCTGTTTTACAAGTTCCCATACAAGTTCCCATAGGTTAATCCTATGAAAATAAGCAATTAAACCCTTGAAGGGAACTTGGGAACTTCCCCCTGTGTTCCTTTATTTAAAAAGAAAAAAGATATATACGATGTAGCGCACAATTACCGGCCACGGCGGTTTCCCAAATTCCCAGTTCCCAAGTTCCCATTCGCGTCCAAATCCATAGCGCGTAGCGTGTTAACATGGGGGAACTGCCCCGAAAATCGAACTTCCTAGCTCTACAAGTTCCCGCTCGGGAGTTCCCTACGCGATTCGCGAACCGCGAATCAATGATGCGCGTGATCGGGAATACGGCCCTGGGCGGTGTTTTGCGGTAGCTTCCCGAATTTGATGTTAGCTTCCCGAATTTGATGTATCTGCCTTCGCGTTCGACAAAATCCTATCGATTATGGCAAATATACTGGCTAAAAAGCCCCGGAAGCGCGGATTTGAGTGAATATACTTTCCAGAAAAATTATGCGCGAAGTATCGATAAACGATACTTTTTGCCCTAAAACGCTGAAAAGTATAAAGAGGTTAGCGTGTTTGTAACTAAACTCTTTATAATTTTGAGGCGGCTTGTATGGCGGCGTCTCTGTCCTTGACGGCTTGCAGGAATTTTGATAGCAGGGTTTTACCTGCGGCGGAGTAGGAGAGGGCGGCTTCAAGCTGCGCGCATCGAGGACACCGAACGCCCGTTGAATTAGTAACCGCCCTTTGGCTCCTACGGGCGGGGCTCGATTTGGTAGGCTTTTCGGACTTTTCCCCACGCTTCGCGATCGCAGTCATCGCCGAGCGGTTTCCAATTCGGGTTTCGTTTTTCTTCTTCATATGCCTGCTCCAGTTCTTTTTTTATTAGGGCTTTGATGTTGCCGTCCAAGAGAGGGTATATTTTTGCCAAGTCTCGGGCGAACCCGACTGTCGCGATCGTCCTACGCCCTAAAAAATACCTAAAGCTCCAGAACACTAAATCGGAGATGCCGTTGAATTGGTCTAATATGAGTTTATCGTCGCGAGTAATTTTCTTCATGGTTTTTTATATGGAGGTTGTTCCGGGTGAATTGTTTTTACTGGGCCGTGAGCGGTCCACCGCGAGGAGGACAGCTCGTCGAATCGCCGGCTCCATTCTTCGCGCTCGATTTTTCCAGTGGCATAGAGCCAGTCTATTTTGGCCTGTTCTTCGGCTCGTGTTGTTGGGCTGCTCATTTAATAGGGGCGGGGCGGTTGCACCTCTTGGTTGCATAGAGGGCAGATGTTAAATTTCGGTTTGTTTCGCTCGATGGCTACTAGCACGGCTGCCGCAAAGTATAGTGCGCCTATAACGATCACAATTGACCAGCATCGTATTTTCTTTGTTATTAGTTCGTTCATAGTGTTTTGTCCCATAAATTTCTGACCCATAGCGGGGTTTTTTCAGTTACTACAACCCCGCCCCAGGTTGAAGGAGGCTTCGGAGAAGTCGCCTTGGGCTTCGGTTTTTTCTTGGTATCAATCAATACCTTCACTTTTTTATGCTTTAACTTCTTTTTTCTCTTTAGCTTCGGAACATACCTGTTTCTCCTTGGGTCCACATAATCCCACTTGTCGATGAAGACCTCCCGCGTGAACGAGATATGCCCGTTGCAACAACGCCGCTTCCGCTCCCTCCCGCCGTTCACTCGGCGCGTATCCGTAACGATTGTAGCTGATTCGCACTTCGGGCAGTTCATACCGACGGGTCAATTTTGTAGCGGTGAATTTTCTTGGGGCCGCTCCGTTTTCTGACGAGGGTGATGCCGGTGCCTGGGCGGTTGGAAAGCTGCGCGAGTTGTTGCCCGATGTTCCTAACCGACCATTCTCGGGTCAGAGAGGTGTTGTCGAAGACATCGTGGAGTGATTGATGGAGATCAACCGCAGTCCCCTCCCACGGGATTTTTTGCAACTCCGATGCGCGACGCTTCCACCATGAGTCGAGCACCGAGAGGAGCTGGGCCCCCGAGGATGAGGCGTCGTTCAATTCTCGGATTTCCGGGGATATGAAGCTCTTGATGCCGTATCGGGATTTTTTATCTTCGATGTCCGAGGGGATTTGCCACTGTTTGAGCCACGCCAAAAAGTGCGAAAGCTCTTCTTGTTCGAGCCCGATAAATTCCTCCGGGGCGGGGGCCCCCTCCCACCGCTTCATCGCAAGGATGATCATCTTGTCCTCGTTGGATAGATCGCGCTGCGGGATGACTTGGATCGAGACGGGGTCGTCGTTTGTGGCGATCACCACTCGCCCCGCCCATTCCACCACAGTCGGGGTTAGGAATTTTTCGTGGTAGGTATGCTTGGCGTGAGCCGCCAGCTTTTTAATCGTCGCGGAATACCTTGTGCGTTGCGTTTCGTTGGCAAGCCCTTTGGAGTCATCCACAATGGCGAGCGGCGATGAGAACACCTCCGCGTTGAATCCATTGTTCTCCCCCGCCGCCATTGAGGACAGGTCCGCGTAGCCCCCCATTGCCGGGGTTAGGAGCCGCTCAATTGTGAAGGATTTGTAGCATTGCACCGGTCCGCAGAGGACCATGGTTTGCCCGAGAAGGGGTTTGCCGTTTTCGGCACTCTCATAGAATCTCTTTAGCCACGCCAAGAGGTAGTGGAGGTATTCTTGAGTCGCAAAAACATTGTCCAAGACCTTCGCGTATCTTGGGAATAAAACCCCCCACGCCTGCGCTGCCGGGGCGGCGGGCCAGAGTTTGGCGGTTGCGATGTTCAGAAACTTCTTACCCCCGTGTTCCCATATGGGGCGGGGGTGGTAGAGAGCGGGACCTGCTCCATCCACCCTTCGGTGTGTCCGAATGAACGACTTCACCCGATCCATCGGCGACGCCGAGGCCCCCTTGGGAACTTTCTCGGAGAAACCCCTTTCCTTTAGGGTCGCGGTTGCAAACGATGCCGCCTCGTATCTCCAGACTCCGTCTCCCCCGCGCATGAAGACATTTCGCCCATCGTAATAGAGGTCATCTACGAGCATCGGATCGATGTCTCGTTCCGGGAACGCGGCCGCGGCAGCCTCCCTTAATTGCTCTAAATTGACCGGGGTCGAAAAGTCCGGCGATGCGGCATTCACTTCTATCGGGTCTTGAAGAATTTCTGGATTGGAGTCGTTGATGGGTTCGGGTTCAGCCATATAAGTTTTTGTTCCTGTTCGGTGTCGGCGCGGACAACTTTCGGGAGTCGGGAGAGGCGGACGGCGGTAAGCGCGCCGGGGCAGGCTCCGAGCGGAACAACCATGTCAGCAATGGCTTCCGCCGCTTTTACCCAATGATCCCGCGATTTGCTGTTCACTCGAACGAGCGCGTGTGCGGACTCGTTTCCAGAGAGCGTTACCGAAACGATTGGCAGAGGGAGGGTTTTGAGGATCGAAAGCCAGCTCTCAAGTTTGATCGCATCGCTCTCGATGAGAATGTGTCGGTAGCTGGTCGTGTTCTCTTCGCTCCTCCGAGAGAATCTCCCAAGCCGCTCAATTTTCTCGAACTTCCCTGATACGGGGTTGATGAGAAACCAAGCCCCGTGCTGATTTCCTAAAATTGCTTTTCCGATCGCGAGATCGGGGACCCCGTGATGCCATATAAGTTGCCCTTGGCTTCTCTCTTCGGTGAAAATGATTGTCCGCTCGTCATGTGCAAACAGAGTTCGGAGAACCCCGCCGGCACTGATAGTGCGGCAATCAACTGGGCTCCTCCCGAGGAACTCCCCGATTTCGGTCGGCTCGGCGGAGAGGGTTTCTATTAGCTTGCCATTAAGGGGTCGGTTTCGGCTAAAGCCCCTCGGCGGAACGACATTGTTATATTCCTCATACCGCGCCTTCCTTATGGTGCTTTTGATTTCCCCCGGCGTTTCCGGTCGGCTCATCCAATGGGCCGCCCACTTTTCTATGAACTCGTCTTCGTTGCCGGCTTTGACCCATAGCTTGACTACTTTGTAGAGCCAGATATGGCAGCCCTGCCCCGACTCGGGACACCGGGGCATCGATACTTCTTCAGGTGCGGGAGCCATGATTTAGGTTATGGGGTTATTATTAGAGGTCAACAACTCATTGAACAGGGTTCGGAACGCAACTTCGCAAGTTTGTGCAACCACTCCGTTTCCGAGAAGTCTCAATTCATCGTTTCGATTTGTGTTCAGAACCATCCATTGATGAATCTCAACCAATTCCTCGTGACGGAGGCGGGGCAGTTCGGAGACGCCCACCCCAGCGGGAGCCCCATCAATGTCTCTACCCAGCGAGGCGAGAGCCGCGATTTCGGAGTTTTCCCGACCATCTCCACCTGTTGATTGATTGTCTGCGATTGCAGCACCATCTCCCCGGTCGGGGTTTTTCGGTATGCCCGCTCCCCCGGCCGCGCAGGTTGGCCATCCTTGGTGTAGAGGGTTTCCACTTTCGCACCCGCTTCCTGCGCTTGGGGCGTCCTCCAATCCACTTTGACTTGTGTTGCCAAAGGCATCGTCGCCACATCGCCCTTCTCCTGCCGCTTCTTCCATACCTCGGGGTTTTCCTCCGTCGTCTTCCCCGAGCGCGGAGTTGCCCGTTGCTTCTCCATCTGCCACGCAAGGTTCGGCTGCCCCCCATCTTTCCGCTCCGGGTGGTGTATGGTTGGCTGGCCATCCCCCGTTTTCGGAGTCAACCACTCGCGGCGGCTCCCACCAGAATTGCGCGAATCCGGGGCGGGATGGCCAAAACCAGGCACTTGAACAAGTCTCGCCAACCCCAACGATGCCGAATGCCCCGACTGAACTATTCTCCGAGGGAGTTGCCCCGTCCAATAGACTTGATCCTTCTCCCCCCAAATCTCCATGATGGAGGCTTCCGGGGTCGGCCAATTCAAGTTCTTGTTGACCTGGGACACGAGCGTCTCCCTGCGGCTGTCCTTCGGGTTCACATTGCTTGAGTCGTCCTCCTGCGGCGTTAGCCAGTTCCCCTCCTTGGCCACCGCCTCCCGAAGTTGATACCCCTTGCCCCCGTTCGGGCCCACCTTGACTCTCTGCATTGAGGGGGAGTTGGAGTCCGTGCTTCTCGCGGTCGGCCAGTTCGCCACTGCATTGGGCAGCGTGTCCGGGGGGTTCCCCTTGCGCTCCTGCCTGCCCGCACCGCTCTCGCCTTTGTAATCCCGCGCTGCAACTGTCGGCCAATTTCTCTCCTCCTTGATCGCCGCAATATGCAGCAGACCAGTGTGCCCCGCCCCCTCTATTTCTTGCGAGGGCGTTATCCCACCTTGTTTCCCATCCTGGCTCGTCGCGGTGGGCCAAGATAAAAATTCGTTTCCTCTGGTGGGGGGCCCCGACCTCGCTCGCGCTAAAAATGCCTGCCGTCGCGCGGTAACCCACTCTTTCCAATTCTCGAAGGACATGGAGCAAAACTGGAGTCCCCGGCGGATCGTTCCAGCCGTCGCCTGCGAGCTTTGCACTGACAATGCCCTCGACATTTTCCAAGAAAACAAGGGAAGGTCCGCAACGCTTGATTCCATCAAGGATGGCGGGGAAGAGGTGTCGTCCATCGGCATCGGCTGCTCTACGGCCAGCGGCTGAAAAGGGCTGACATGGAAAGCCTCCCGAAACCAAACTGACGCCTTGAAATTCCTCCCAAGGGAATGTGCGTAGATCAGTCCAGATCGGAGCCGCAGGAAGGAGCCCGCCTTCCATTTTCGCAAGAGCATTTTCCAAGCTAAAGGACTCGATCTCGCATACAGCGGCGAGTCGTAATAGCCTTCCAAAGACTCTATCAAGTCCGAGGTCAATTCCCCCGTATCCGAAGCACAGGCTGATGTGCGAGAGTTCGGGTTTCCAAGCAGGTTTTTCGGTAATATCCACATTTATGCCTTCCTATAGATTTTTGAGATGTGGGCATCCGCCCCAAGCGGTAGCCCCCGACACCACGACGGGGGATTGCCCATGATTGAGAGCAGCTGTTCTTTCTTTGCGGCGGCCTCCTGCTCATCGACCAGCACAACGACTTCGTCATGCACCCGCAAAATTATCTCAAATCCCTGCGACTCAAGTTCGTAGCAGCGATCCATAAAAACATCCCGAGCAAAGCCTTGCGTGAGGTTTTCTGTTAGCAGCCCCCCGTAAAGTTTGCAGCGCATCATCTTGCCGTCCTTCGGAAGGAGCCCACTAAAGCCCCCGTCCCTAACCACATCGTAATATCGTAGCGTTCTACTACTTGGTAAGGTTATTTCTAATAGACGATCGACGAGGCTATCCTTCAACGCACCCTCCAAAAACCTCCAAAGGTTTATAATTTTCGGGTTCTGTCTGCGGTAATCCCGCACAATCTTTTCGGACTCTTCATCGCTAATTTCGAGCCCTGCCATGAGTTTGGCTACGAGCTTGAACTTCGCGGGGCCGCACCCGTAGCCGAGCCCGAGAACCCTCGCCTTTGCGAGTTGACGCATCTTTGGATCGACATCTTTGAGAGAGCGCGGGTCATCATACCCCATCGTCGCGCGGGCGTGGGCTTCATAAACATCCGCGCCACCTTCCATTAGCTTTAGCGAGTCGGTGTCTTTGGCGAGGTAGCAAATGCACCGGGCTTCAATTTGCGCGAGATCGGCAATGATCAAAGTCTTGCCCTCCGGGGCCTCAATGAGGCTCCTCAAATCCACGCCGGCAACAGTGCCTCTCGGGATGTTTTGACAGTTCCACCCTCCCCCTCCGCTATCCCGCCCTGTAGCGGCCCCGAAATATCGTAATTCATACGGCATTCGCGCAATCTCGCCTCCCGACTCAATTGTCCTTGTAAGCATGGTATTCACTGTCTTTAGGTGCTTGTTGGCTTTCCTAAAGTCGCGCACAGCGGTCACCCAAGGATACACGCCCGAAAATTCCTCCTCCCACCGAAGCCCCTCCGGGTCTTTCTCCGCAAAAGACGCAGGCGCCCAAATCCCCTCAACTTCACATTGGTTGCGGATTGCTTGTAGCGAAAGAGGCGGTAAGTCTCCTCCGATCCACGGCAGCTTTTGCAAGGCCACCTCGCACTCTTCTTGAAGTTTTTTCTGGGACTCTTTTAGCCGATCCCAATTCACGGGAACGCCGCGCATCCCCATTTCCCGCGTCATTTGGGAAATTGATCTTTCAAACCCCGGCCACTTCCCCCCGTGCTTTTGCCACAAATTCAGAGTGTTCTTTGTGTCCAAGAAAGCGTATTCGCAAACTTCGCGTTTGAAGTCATCCGTCATCTCCTCCCACTTTTTGCCGTTCATTTGATCGCGAGTCGTCTTTTTTACCTCAACCCCGAGAAGGTGCTTGGAAGCCTCTTTAAGTGAGCGGGGGTATCCCAAATAAGCCGCGAGATCGGCGGTATCGAAAATTCGCGCGGGCGAGACTCCGGGGATGGCCCCCGTTTCTACGAGGCAATTGAAAAGCGTGAGATCGAAGCCCGCGTTGTGCATGATCCAATCGCGCCCGTTTACACGATCCCACGGGGCGGTTTTAGGATGCCCGACGAATGACCATTCGCCGCTGCACATAGCCACTAAATAAATATCAGTCGCCCTGGCGTATTTGTAGGCCCCCAAAGTGACGACAGAAGTGTGCTTGTCGTAATACGCTTCGAAATCGATGGCGACTGTGTGTGTCACAGGAAAAAAATCCTCGGCGGCGACCAAGGGCAGCGGGGAACCCATACTCCCGCTACCACGGCGAAAGGAAACCGCGCCGCCGCCGAGGAAACTTGTTTTAGAGAACTCCTTTGATTTGCTGGATTACACTCGGCTCAATGCGGGCTGCGGAGCGAAGCGTCGGCTTCCACCAGCTATTTTTAGAGTCCTTGACGAGTGTGGAGCCTAGCGACCAGCTTCCGCCGATCAATCCCGATTCCATCAAATAAGTTTTCAAGGCGCTCGCCATAGTAACCGCAACCGCGCTAAACGCGCCTCCGCTTGCGGTGTATACAAACCGGCCGTATTTCTTTCCCCCGAACTCGTAGAAGAACAGACCCGCTGCTTCCTCGGACAGGTTCTCCGGGCTTTCGACGAAAAGCTCAATGTGAGCAAGTTCGCTAAAATTCCCGTCCCCTTTTTCTCGGCTGACGCGCCCTCCGAGCTCCCGAACTTCCTGCGCGGTGTTCGCCATTTTGCGCGGAGTAGAGGGATCGAACTCGGTGTTCTCCTGATATTGCTTTGAAAGTGTCGCCGCAATGACTGTGAGAGCGTTCCCAACATTTTTATTTTCGCTGTTAACGGTCGTAATTGCGTGCTCGCGGTTCACAACCCAAGTGCCGGGGGTGAAATTGTCGGCGAGTTCGCCGCTTTTGTTGACGAGATTGAGGCGCGGCAGCCGCAAGTCTTCTGAAGTCCATTCTCCGATAAGCCCTTTATCGGGGTCGGATATAACGGGCGCGGCAACTACGATTGCCGTCTCCCTGATTGCGAGTTGTTTTTCGGGTTGTTTTGTTTCGATTTCTTCGAACGATACTTTAGCCATATTTAGTTTAGTTTAGTTTAGTTTAGTAGTTAGTTTGCCGAGTGCCGCTCGGCGCGGGCGGGTTACGGGGTTAATAACCCCGACGGCTCGCAAGATTTTAATGCGCGATATTAAAGAAGAATAGCTGGACGAGCCTTTCAGTCTGGGTGGAATACTCGCTCGCGGAGTGGATTAGCTTGGCATCCCATAGCACGAGTCTATTGTAGACAGCCCCGATTTTATCAACAAGTTCCCAATACGAGGGAGAAACCAAAGATTCTTTGGTGAAAATCTCCTCTGTAGGAGACTCCGTTTCGAGTGGGTGCCCCGGCTGTCTTCGGCAGCCCGACATCTTGTGCCTCCACATCGAAGTCCCCATAGAAGGGGGAAGATCGGGGGTTAAATACACCGCCCCCGCAAAATCCTGGTTGTCTGTGTGAAATACTAATGGATCGGCTTTGGAAGTTTTTTGAAAAATTCCATTGGCGCTCTGCTGAAGCCAGTCAACTATTTGAACGCCGAGCAGCCGCTCAAACTCTTCTTTGACATACGGCAATAGGAGAGTGTCATGGGACCTTAAACCTTTATAGAATTTTAAGTCTTCCCTATATGGTTGCTGTAATGCGTGTTCTCTAATTTTGTCGGGCTCTTTATAGAAGTTGTCTACAATCAGAATGCTCGGCTGGTCTTGTGTAAATGTGACTTCAGTATTGCTATTTATGCTAGGTAGTTCGTATTGAATCATATTAAGAGATTTTTTTTAGGTATTGAACCTTGCCTTCGACCTTCGCGGCATCCGCGTCTATGAGAGCATCTCGGAGAGCCGCTTTGGCTTTTGCCATTTGCCCCCGCTCCGCCGTCCGAGCAATCGCTTTTTCGAGATCGCCGATCGAAATGTCCGCGCAAGCAGCAAATGCTTCGGGCGTAATTCTGTCTTTTACAACTTCCCACGCCGATTGAGCATTTGTAATCTTGAATGGCGCGTTTTTCTCCGCGAGTTCAAACCCCGGTATTTCAATGCCCTCATCACGCCGCATTTCCAAGGCGCGGCGTTCGACTTTTTCAGCCCAGGATTTCATAATCGGAGAGAGTCTCTTTGCCAGAGACATTTTCTCTGGATCGGTTATCAGCGCGGGGTCATAATGCGCGGGGATTGTAAGTTCCTCTGGCTTGTATTCCTTCGCGATAGACAAGGCGATTTCTCGAAGTTTCGGGCATTCCGCTCGCCGCAAGCACCAGCTACAGTGCGCTCCGGTCGCGTAATCTTCCACACGATCGCGTTCCGCAGCCGCGATTATCGCGGACACTTTGCCCGCCAAGCGATCGTAGTCATCGCGGGTCCAAGTCTCCAAGTCGATTACGCCTTGAAAGGGAAGGAGCACATGGACATTTATGGTGGCGACTTGGGGGTGCGCGTCGAAAATTCCAATAGCGTAAGCCCAAAACTGCGGGCTATCCGCTGTGTATTTGCCCCAAGCAAATTTGTAGTCCACCAACTCTGCGGAGTCGCCATGCAAAATGATGTGGTCGATGTGCCCGAATTGATCGAGCACCTGGTATCGTCGTTCGCGAATTTCCTCAAAATTGGAAAGGATGCGCCCGCGAAGTTTAGCCAGATACTTTAAGCAAAGTTCCACGGCTTCGCGGAGCTTTGGATCGTCGGATGGAACAATGTCGAGGTTTTCCTTTTCGACCGCCGCGTGACCGAGAGTCCCTCGGTCTGCCGCACTTTGATCGCGTGTGTTGTCATTTCTCCACCCGCAGCATTTGGCTTTTTCCTTTAACGAGGAAGGCGAGTGTTTGCTGTGCTCCCGCTCGGGTTGCGGGGTTATTATTTGGGTCATCGGCCGTGAGACAACCTCACCCGCTCCTTCGTTCAAAAATTTTACATTTTCTCTTTTTTGGGAAGTCATCTCTAGCGCGCGCTCCTCTACGCCCCCCGGCACAAAAAGTCTGACCGCAACAGCCCGCCCCTTTGCTCCGACCCGAGCTATCCTCCCAAGAGCTTGCTCTTCTACGAGCCCCGAAAACTGCGGGCATATTAGCGCGACGCGGGGGTTTTTCCCGCTTGTGTCGTGCAGATCGATGCTTTGTCCGCCCGCCGCGATTTGAACGATGATCATTTTTAATTCACCGCTTTGAAATTTTTCCTGCGCGGCGATTCGATTTTCGCTGCTAACGCGCCCATCGAGAACCCCTGCCTCGGGGTTTAGTTTTTGAAGTTCGTCGATGCTCGCGTGAAAGTTCAAAAAAACGACAGCCGATCCGCCGGCTTCAACTACTTCTTTCGCTCGATCGCTCAAAGCGCGCACTTTTACAAGCTCGATGGCCTGGCGCTGACGCAGGTTTTTTACTCCTCCCGGATCGTCGGGCTCGGTCATGTTTTTATAGAGTTCTCGTATTTCGGAAAAGTCATCTTTCGTAAGGCAGAGCGGCTCGTCCGAAGTCATTAGTTCCGGCAATTGCTCTCTCAAAACCCGCTCCGGGACTCGATGCCCCCGAGAAGTAAAAATGCTATCGTGGATTTTTTTCATCTGTTCTTTGTTTGCGGGATCGCTCGCGTCCCAGGCTAAACCGCCCCAATCCCCGTCGGTAGCCCCCATTTTACGGGCCCAGGTCCAGAAGCCGCGAGGGTGGAACATCCTTAATTGGCCCCCGATATTTTTCATCCGCAACGGGGACTCCGCTGCGGTCGCCGAAAGCATCAATGTTGGGATTCCTATGGCACACTCAAGGAGTTTGCCGTTCTGGGAGTCGTGCGCTCCGAAGCAGTGGGCCTCATCAAAAATCAAGAGAGTGCCTTTTGGAACCGCCCACTCAAATTTTGGCCGGCCGTTTGTCGGTATTTTTTTAACCCAGCCGCTCCCCCCGGTTCGAAGTTTTTCTGGGTTCAAGACAAAAAGCGGAGAAACGCCGAAAGCCGCGAGCGTTTTTCCCCATTTTGCAATGACTGACTTCGGGCATACAACGCCAACTCGTAGACCATATCGCGCAGCCACAGCGGATGCGATAACAGTCTTCCCTCCGCCGCACCCGGTTCCATCTAAAGAAGCCCCAACAGAGTCTAAAATTTTTAAGTGGCGCTCAACAGCCTCTTTTTGGTATGGAAATAAAGTGAACATTAGATTTCAAAAAGTGTCATTATATGTGATGAAAGCAGCATTATTGTGTTTGTTGATCCCTGCGGCGGTCGTAGCCCAAGACAAAGTTTTTTATTTGAGCGGCGGCGGCTCGGTGATCATGCAGCCGATGGGCCCGAACTCTTACTATGTCTACAAGCTCGATCCGTATGTTAAATACCCGGAGTCGAAACAAGTCATCGCAGAGCCTAAACCCCGCGACTTGATCTCTGAAGTGGATGCCTTTATAGAAGGTCTTCGCGAAACCCATCAAAGGCGATAGAATTGGACTCTTTTACAAGCGCGAGCCAATCGCTTGCTCGCATGGTGACCAAAAATTCTTCCCCGTTGACTTTGTGCGCGACTATCGGCTTTCGCCCACTTTTTGAAGAGTCGGCGATCGCCTGCTTCATGGCGGCACGAAGATTGAGTTTTTGGACCCCTTTGACTTCGAAGTGATACCCCGGCAATTCGGGGCATACAACATCCGCATCGCCAGAAGCTCCGCAGTATTGTTGCCCTCGAAATGCTTTTAGAAACCCAGCTTCTCGCAATTCGTCGCGCCAGAGCCTTTCAATGCGCTTGCCTTTTTGTCTTGAATTCATGGTAGGGTTGTAGTGAAGCGCCCTCGGGCCCAGTTTGTAATTTCATCTTCATTGTAGATGATCTTTTTATCCCCGATTTTTGTAAACGGGAGCCCTTGCTTTCTCCAGTAAGCTAAAGAATTGCGATGCATTGGGCGCCCGAATATTTCGCTTAATCTCTCAATGGCTTCGGTTGACCCGAAAGCCGCTTTTTTAGGTGCGATTGGCTCGCTAATTTCCAATCGCACCCGACCTTCTCCAATTGGGAACGCCGAGAATGACCGGCATTCAATTGTTAATTTTGTCATTAGGTGGTGGGGTTATGATTTTCGAGAAATTTTTCTATAGCCTCTCGAATAACATAACTTACGCTACGCCCAATTTTTGCCGAGGCTTGTTTTAATTTCTCTTCGAGCTCCGGGCTGGAAGGAAAACTACGAATTAGCTTCGGGTTGCGAGTCGAGGTTGACTTCGGGAATGATTGTTGTTCGGAACTCATCAGGGCAGTCATTATACAACGACAGCCCGTCTTTTACAAATATTTCAATTAATGCCGCAGGTTTTATTTTTAAAACATCTGAAGCAACTTGGATTTGATTTTCTAATTCATAGGGCAATTTAATGTGCATATTTCGGTTTGTTATTATGTTGCAGGGTTATTTTTTGGGGAGCAGCCGCGCCTGCGCATCGGTTGCTTTCATTGGGTTTGTGTGCGGGGAAATTACTTTTTAAATCTTTTGACGATCTTTGCGAGAGCCTCCATTGTCTCTTCGTCAAAAGAGTGTCCGGCTCGCCGAGAGCTTTCATCGGGCAGTTGCGTAACGAGTTCTTTGGCGACTTTTGTCAATTCTCTATTCGGGTCTTCTTGAGATAAGTATCGTTTCGTGGCTTCGCGTATCACCGCTGACAGGTTGGTTCCTCTCGCTGCTGCCAAGATGTCGAGGGATTTGGCAATTTCATTCTCTTCAATATAAGAGAGGCGGCGGGTTCCATGTTTGAGTTGGTTTGGCATATGTATCCTTTCATTGCGTTTTAGGGGGGGGGGAGTGTTGGGCGGGTTCAGTTTTCACCAAGTTAATAACCGAGTCAAATCTTTTTTTGCTGCGTATTCCCGCACTGACTGCGGGGTTATGTTGAACCAATCGGTCGCAGCGGTCGGAGCCACTAAAGACTTGTAATGCTCTTTGAGCATTTGAGGAGAGTTTCCGGCGAGTTCTGATGTCAAATCGGCGTTGCGATGTAGGGCCAAATGGTAGGAGCAAAAGGAGTGCCGCAGCACATTTTGTTTCCACTCCAATCCAACGGAAGAGAGGCGGTCTTTCCTACTTGAAATGTTGGCGACCTTTTTAGTGGTTGTCAAACTGCCTTTAGAAGGCAGGTCTACGATTTGTAGCCATTGCTTCAAGTTGTCCGGCAGCTCAATTACTCGCGCAGTCCCTTTTTTGGCAATCTCCGCATCGATGCGAGCGAAGTTTTCTGATGGATCGATTTTTTGAGCCTCTAGTCTTTCCAGTTCCGCTCGCCGAGAACCCGCAAACGCCATTGTCGCTACATACGCGAGTTCGTCTTTGTCGAGGACAACGAATAAGCGCATCAATTCTTCGGGAGTAAAAACCGAGTAGGTTTTTTTGCGAGCCGCTGGAATCGAAACTCGGTCGGATGCGGCATCGAAATCGCGCGGGAGGTATCTCTTTTTTGCCGCAAAAATTTCCAGGGCCTTGAGAGTGCGCAGCAGATTTCTTTTGGTGACCGGCCCATACCCGCAATCATCGAAAAACGCATCGATCTCCTCTGTAGTTAGGGATTGGAGAGTTCGGCTGCCCGCCCAATTTTTCCACACTTTGGTTTCGTATCGGATCGACTGGTAGTATCGGTTGGAGAGAACCCGGCGTTTGCGATCTTCAATGAATTCGTCGATAATCGTAGCGAGCGTCTTTCTCGGCGCATCGACATTATGGAATTTCAAATAAAACGCGACCGCCTCGTGAAGCGGCACAGACCCGAGGCGCTTCTGGCATTCGCGGTAGTAAACAACATCTTCGCTTCGGACCAGAGTCTTCTCTCCTTCTGCTCTCGCAAGATTCTTGACAATGTTGCGCGCTTCCTCGACCGCCTTCTCCGCATCGGAAATGGATCGGCGCTGCGCTCGAGCCCCAACCTTCCAGTCAAGCCTAAAATTTTTGTAGGCTCCGTTTCGGACTTGTCGAATTGTCACCTTCGCCCCGCCACAGGTTACTTCCATTTTGTGCCTGCCGATTGTGAGAAGCTGGATTTTCATGTTGGGGCTGTAGACAAAAGTTTGTTCCAAATCGTTCAAAAAATGTCATATTGTAGTATAAAAATAATAACCCATTGGACACGCAACCCCTTGAAAGTGAATGTTTTTACCTGTGGCCAAAAAAACGATTTTTGGCAGCGCCTACGGGATTCGAAGCGGTATGCCGAAACGCGCACTAAATTCCACCGCAGTTGCTTGCCGAAAGCCTATTTTCCTTGTTCCAGCCTGTTTCTCCAACCCGTGTAACAATGACAAAAAACAACGACAGATTTTATGTTCAAACCTACTCTTGCTTCTGAAATCAAGGATGCGCCTCGCGGGGCGATTGAGCGATACGGAATCGTTTTCCCGCCCGAAACTGCCGACTGGACCATCGAACTATTTGCGTATCGGCATTCCAAAAAACTTGTAGGCAAGGCGGATTTTTCTCCCCCCGATGAACACTTCAAGCGGGCCGCAAAAATGTTTTGGCACAAGAAAACCGAGAATTTCATTTGGCATCCCTGGGCCGAAGAAATGCTGCATGAGTGCTGCCACAATCAATTTGTCGGGTTTGCGGGCTGCGGCTCTTCCGGCAAGTCGGACTTTATGGCGGTCTGGGCGTTGTTGAATTGGCTGGCCGCGCCTTTTCACACTTTGTCGTTGGTAACTTCAACTTCGATACGAGACGCCAAGAAGCGAGTCTGGGGCGCGATCCAAAGGTATTGGCCCGCACTAAAGCCGATCGCGCCGGCAAAGCTCACGGACACTCCGACGCCCGCGATCTACGCTATTCGCGGGGAGCAGAGAATGGAGCAGGCGGGAGTCTATTTGATCCCTGCCGAAGCAAAAAAGACAAACGAAGTCACGGGAAAAATGCGGGGCATGAAGGCGGCCCGCGTCATTGTTGCAGCGGACGAGTTGTCAGAGTTGGGGCACGCTTTGATCGATACCGCGATCTCGAACCTTTCAAACAACGCGGAACTCCACATTAGCGCGGCGGCAAATCCTGTTAGCTACTACGATCCTTTTGGAAAATTTGTAGAGCCAAAAAACGGCTGGGGCTCCGTCTCGGTCAACGATGAAAGATGGGAGACAAAACTTGGCGGAATCTGCCTGCACTTCGATGCGCTAAAAAATCCGAACTACCTCGCGAAAGAAAATCTTTGGCCAATTCAAAAGTGGGAGAAAATCGAAGAAGCCCGCGAGCGGCTAGGCGAAGACAGCCCGATGTTCTGGCGCGATTATCGCGGCTTCTGGCCGCCGCAAGCAGTTTCGAAGGCGATATATTCCGAGGCGGAGATTGTGAGATTCATGGCGGATCGCCCCGCTCTGTGGATGTCCCCTCCGACCCGCGTAGTGGGCATCGATCCATCTTTTGTGAGCGGCGGCGATCGGTGCGTTTTATATTTGGGCAGTTTCGGGACCAACAAGGACGGCGCGGATCAAGTTAGCTTCGATAAGTTTTATTACCTCGAAGAGGACGCCACTGATTCGGAGCCCAGAACTTTTCAGATCGCTCGCAAAATTTCTGAAATCGTGTCAGCAGAAGGAATCGATTGGTATCATGTAGGAGTCGATGTGACGGGCGGCGGCGTCCCGTTCTGCGATGCCTTGGCTACTGTTTGCCGCTCAAACGAATTTTTGAGAGTCCACTTCGGAGGGGCCCCCTCGACAAGGACTTTGTCCGCTTACGACTCGACTTTGGCGAGTGACAAATATTGCAACCGAGTCACGGAACTTTGGTTTGGCGCAAAAGAGCTTCTCCAAAACAGTCAATTACGCGGGATCGGAGTTGATCTGGCTAAAGAAATGACCGCTCGAAATTATGAAACCCGGAAAAGCGGCGCCATGAAAGTCCTAGTTGAGTCTAAATCTGATATGAAAGCTAGGACGGGCAAGTCTCCTGACATAGCCGATGCAGCGTTTGTGATGTTGGAGGTTGTTCGCGAAAGGCTCGGAATCCAGACTCCGCAAGAAAGTGGCAGCGGGCCTCGCGGCGAAACTCGATGGAAAGCGCAGATTAAATCGAGATATTCGCCCCGGTTGGCGGGAAGTTTGACTTATTGACAACTTGTAATATAATAACCCGCTAAAATATTATAATGTCAAAAAAACAAAAACGCTCAAATAAAATTGTCGGCGCGGTGGTTGTCTCGGATTTGCATTGCGGTTCTTCGGTTGGGCTGTGGCCGGACGGGTTTCAAGTGAGCTACGGAAATACCATCGGACTTGGGAACAACTTGCACCAAAAATGGTTGTGGTCTTGCTGGTTGGATGCTATCGGCAAGGCTATAGAGCATTTTGGGGACTCTCCTTGGGCGTTGATTGTCAATGGAGACTGCATCGAAGGCCGGCATCATGGGACTACTGAAATTGTGGCGGCAAAAAACCGCGATCATGCCGCCGCCGCAATTGAATGCTTGGCCCCCCTGGCAAGCGCGGCAGCTAAAAGTTTTTGCATCGCCGGAACTGAATGCCACACAGGAGATTGGGAGGAGTTGATCGCCAAAGAGATCGGGGCCAAATGGTGTGGCGACAAAGCTCTTTTAGAGTTAAACGGGATGCTAATTGATGTAGCCCACCATATGCCGACGAGTAGCCGCGCTTACTTGGAAGCCGGGGCGATGAGCATTGTTATGGGCAACGCTCGATTGAATTATGCGCGCGCCGGACACAGCATCCCGAAAGTTTTTTTACGCGCGCATCGACACTGCGGGGGGTTTTACTCGGATGCACACGCGCTTTTTGTCGTAACGGGCGCGTGGCAGCTGCTAACCCGATACGGCTTTAAAGTCGTCACAGACTCTATTTCTCGGCCCTCAATTGCAATACTCGACTGGCGCGGCGGTCAGAGATTGCCGGCGGTTAAATTAGTTACTTATGACCCAGATCAAACGCCTCAAATCCCACTTTAATCGTAAAGATTTGTATGAAAGCGCGTGGGAAGCTATTCAAAAAGAGTCTGAAGTATACGATTTAAGCCACTGGAAGTCAGAGGGCTGGAAGCCGGTTACTGATTTTCCTATTTCTATCCGTCGCAGAATGCGGGATCGCTTAAACCGAAATTTAAAATTTGAAAGCACTAAACAAAAAGTCCGATTGTCATACGGCATCCGAGAGATTACTCTTTTTAGACCGGTCATAACCAATAAGTCACGATGAATTCTTACGATAACAACGCCGCCCCTTTTGAGTTGCTTGGACTTAACCCTGATACCGGGAGGGCCCCTAAATGCCGAGTCGGCAGCGTCGATGCAGCCCGCGCAATATACAAAACAATTAAAGATTCCGATGCGGCATCTTCTCGAAATCGAGCCCTGATTGATGCCATGTTCAACGGGGCGCCCCCTTTTAATCAAAACGATTTACTTGAATTGGGCCAGGGGGAGAGAACTAATTTAGATTTTGGGGATGCGGCATCTCTTAAAGAACAGGCGTTGGCGAGTTATTACGACTTAACAAGTTCTGTTGATGTTTTAGCCCGAGTAAAAATTGACTACGGAACCGCAGAGCAGCGCGCCGAATGGAGCCAAATCGTTTCCGAAGAGTTTCATAATACTTTGAAAGAGTGGCAGGAATTTGAAATTAATCATCAAATGCTCGCGGACAACTTTGTATCCCACGGAGTTGGGATTTCTTATTTTGAAGACGAGACAGATTGGAGATGGAAAGTCGCGGGGCTTTCGGAGTTTAGAATCCCACGAGGAACCAAGGCCAACGAGTGGGATATTGAAGTGGCAACTGTGGAGCGCGAGTTTATGGCTCACGAACTCTATGCATTCATTAAAGACCCAAAGGTGGCTGCGGAGTTGGGGTGGAATGTCAAAATGGTTCGCCTTGCGTTAATCCATTCTTGTCGAGACGAAACTTTAGAGATGAGTGATTGGGAAAAGTTGGAGGAGCAGCTAAAAAACAACGACATTCTGTATGGGAATTCAAGAAGCAAAAAAATTCATGTCGTCCATCAATGGGTCCGAGAGTTTTCAGGGAAAGTAACGCATCTAATTTTCTTGAAAGAATCTCTTTTTGAGGATGATAGCGACGAGGAACAATTTCTTTTTGAGAGAATAAATCGTTTTGACGCCCCTACTAACTGTTTTGTGACCTTCTGTTATGGGATCGGGAACGGGACTTACCATAGCATCCGAGGGCTTGGATTTAAAATCTACCCGTTTGTCCAGCTTCTGAACCGAATTCGATGTGGCATGGTTGACGGGGCGTTGCTCGCATCGGCTTTGGTCGTTCAACCAAGCGATAGCGGGGCCCGCGCATTGGAAGACTTGACCCTGTCTTATTACGGGCCGTATGCGCTATTTCCGCCGGGATTAAAAATTGTTGAGAAGGCGGTGCCCGATTATCGCCAGAATGTCCTCCCCGTGCTAGGGGATTTGAGTGTGAATCTTCAAAATCGCACTGTGGGATTTCAAGCATACGCTTCGAATTCCGAAGGCAAAGCCCGCACCGCGTATGAAGTTAGGGCCCAGCTGCAAAGAGAGGCGGTCCTATCTAGCGCGAGCGTCAATCTTTTCTACCACCCCTGGAAACGCCTTTTGAAAGAAGTTTACCGCAGGATTTCTTCCAGAGACTATAACGCACTGCTACCGGGGGGGCGCGAAGCGGTTGAGTTTAGACGGCGTTGTTTGGCGCGCGGGGTTCCCTCCGAAGCGATCCATCGGTTTGCGAGCGTTGAACCGGTTCGCTCCATTGGATTCGGCTCGCCGGGGCTGCGGCAACTAGCGGTAGATGAGACGATGCAAGTTTTTGGCGCCCTCGACGAAGCGGGAAGAGTGAATTTGTTGCGGGATCGGATCGCAGCTCGGTTTGGGCAGGAAGTTGTGGACCGGTATCTACCCAAACCTTCGACTACTCTCCGACCGCCAATTGATGACAAAGTTGCGGTTTTGGAGAACGCTACTATGTCCACCGGAAGCCCAATTCCGGTCACCCCCGGCGAAAACCACTTTATCCACGCTGGCCGCCACCTCCAAGCGTTGGAGCAGCTTCAAGAGGGCCTTGCAAGCGGCGTTAACCCGCAAGCCGCGCTCGCGGCCCTAAATATCTTTTTGCCGCATTTGGCGGAGCATTTAGAGCGACTCGGTCCTGATGAAGTCCGCAAGGATCAAGTCGCGTTGATGCGGCAGCGCCTCCAGCAAATGGCGGCATCGAGGGACCGCCTCCAAAACGAGCTTATGGCAGCCCAAAAGAAACAGCAGGAGGCCGAACAAGCCGAGATGACCCGAGCGATGCAGGCGGAACAAGCTCGGATTGGAGAGATGGAGCGCGAACTCGAAGCCGCCAGGGCCTTATCCCCAGAAGCACAGCAGAAAATCTTGCAGGAAAAAGCGCGATTCGAAATGGAAGTTGAGCGCCATCAAGCAAAACTCGCCCTACAACAAGCCGAAGTAGCGCAGAAACTTCAATTGAAGGACGCCGAAACCGCCGCAAAAATCCGAAACGCGGGGCGGGCCGCAGTCCCCGAAGTTGGGAGCATATGAGAAAAAGAAATTACGCCCGCGAGTATGCCCAATACCACGCGAAACCAGAGCAAAAGAAGCGCCGTGCAACGCGAAACGCCGCCCGAAGGAAAATGGCCCGCAAAGGCAAGGTTCGCAAAGGGGACGGGAAAGATGTCCACCATATTTCCGGGATGCACAACAAATCAAGCAACTTGCGGGTGATGCCGAGGAGTTTGAATCGCAGCATTCAATGATTTATGCTCGCGAGCTATAAGTTTAACCCATTCAACGGGGAGTTATACCCAGTCCCTAACTATGATGAGATCGGGGCGGCCCCTTTCAATGTCCCTATTCGGAGATTGCCCACTGCTGCGGCAGCTTCTACATGGGGGCTAATCTTGGAAGATGCGGGGAGCCTTATTCTGACAAACACGAATTGGACTGTCAATGTTCCAAGTAACACTTCTGTGGATTTCCCTATAGGGACCCAAATATTGATATTGCCGGTGGACGATAATAGCGTGAAGATTTCGGCATCCTCTGGGGTTACTTTAATAGAAGTCCCCGGCACGAATAATCAGGTTTTGATAAAAATATCATCATCTGAATGGATTGTTGCTTAATATGTTATCCATTAGAGGGAACTTAAATCAAAAAAACCTTAACAAGGTGGCGCTTCAATTCGCCTCAAATGGAGCTTCAGTAATCACAGTAGAACCTTTTTTAATTTATAACTGGGCCGACGACCAAGAAATAGTCGATTTTTTTTACGGCGACGTGGAGATACTTGCCGAAGGTTGGAGGTTCCCCACTGGTGTTGAGATTAAAATGAATTATTTTGATCCAAAATTTTATTATGAAGTCGACGGCGCTACATTTCACTCCCTGTCTACTTTTTATTTAACCGATTCAAATTTGCAAAAACTTTATTTGCAAGGAACTTCTTTTGTTGATATAGACATATCAAGAAATTCTTTAGACTATGTTGATGTTACTGGGTGCGAGTGGGTTGAATATTTTCGTGCTTCCAGTAATTTTTTAAATCACCAAAGGTTTTTGGGGCTGGATTCGCTAGGCCGCTCTGAATACACAAGCCCTGTAACTGGTTTGCCAATAAGAAGTATGAGTGTTTTGGATTTGCAGGCAAACCTTTTCTCTGAAATCCCGTATTTAGATTTACCAAATCATATGATTTGGGTTGAATATAACATTTCTGACAACAATCTTTCTGGCGCGTTTGCGCCGCCAGGATTCGCACAAGGTTTGATTATCCCTCGGTTTTTAAATATATCGTTTAATAATTTTAATAGTGTGGATTTTGGCGCGTATTATTACGAGGATTTCGGAATTGAGCGGCCCAAGGTTTTCGACTGCTCATTTAACCCAAACCTCACTACTTTGGACGAAAATTTTTTAAACGGGGATTGGATCAACACTGTCGAAATTAAATGCAATCATTGCCAGATCGATTCGATTGATTTCCCGCCAAGTGTAAGCGGCGCCCCGTATCAAATAAAATATTTAGATGTTTCTTATAATAACCTTAATACGCTCGATGTTTCGTCTTTAGTAGACTTGAGATATTTGTATGCAAATAATAACTCTATTACCTCACTGGCTTACCCCGGTGAATACCCTAGAAGTTTTACGGCGACCCCCAACGCGGAACAGCCGTTAGACCCGGCGGGCAACTACGCACTTGATCAAAACGGCAATCCTTTTTGGGTCTATCTAAATACATATCGTTTGACGGAATGCGATATTTCAACAAACTTGTTTACACAAAATCCTTTCTCTGATGGTTTCGAATGGCAAGGAGCGAACGGGTTGAGATATTTCAATATTTCAGGCAACCCGATAAGTGTTCTGGGGTTGTCTACGACTTCGTCAAACTATATTGCGAACAAAGCTAGACTCGTATCCGCCACTTTTAACAACTCTACTCGTTTATTTAGGGCCGCAAACGGGGGCGGCTTCAGAATTAAACCTGGGGATATTGTTGTTTTTACAGGCGCTACGCTTTTAAATAATGGGTATACGCAACCGCAGAATACGCCTTATATTGTCAATAATTACAATTATTTGGACTGGGGCAGCACGACTAGCTCTTCTACAGATTTTGTTATTGCTGACAGAATCGATGCCGTTCCTACAGATCCTAAATCTCATGCATTGAAAAACCCGGATAAATTAGATATTACGTCGGTTAATTATAGCGGCTTTAGTTTTACGATGGCTCACTACCCAGGCAGCTCTTGGAGAAGCACTCCTTTTCTTTCTAAACTTATATGCACCGATTGCCCGAACCTAACGCGAGTTTCTTTGTGGGGATTGACCGGGCTTGATTACTGCGATGTGTCCAATAACCCTAATTTGACGCAGCTATGGACGGGTCTGACCGCGGAGCACGGCGCCCCGGTTCGCCCAGCGCTCCCGATTGCGAGCGTAGCAAATTACCCGGCCTGGGAGTTCGGACCGGTGTGGCTTAAAACACTACTGGCAATTAATTGCCCAAGTTTAAGTTTGGACCGAAATCTGACGCTTTCTTTTGTGAACAAGCCTAATCCGCGATGGGATAATTTAAGTTTGCTGGACTGCAATTTGAGCAATTTGTTTTTAAACTTTAACGCGGTTTGCAGAAAAGGTTTTAATTTTAGTTTAAACAACTTCAACTCTTCGGCATTAGGGCTAGTATTGTCTCGTTTAGGGACCCGCAGTATAGTCCCATCAACCGATCCCGGCGATACCAACATTGTTGATGTTTCTGGCAACCCCGGCCCCTACTCTGGGTCTACTTACACTTTTGGCAAAAACCAAGCGATTAGCCGAGGCTGGCAGATTGTAGAAAATTAATTTGACAGGTTACCTCAAACGCATAACCTCATAACCATATGCCCTCGTATTACACTGAAAACAACACCCCGGCGCAGATGGATACGCCGGAAAGATCGCTTCAAAAAATCAACTCTATTTTGAATGAGGCGATTCCTGTTTCGGCTTCTACTACTTCGGCAACTTCCGCTAGCCCCGCCACCGCTACTGTTGTCTTCCCTGCTAAAGCAGATAGGAAATTTTTGCTCGTCCAAAATCTGTCCGACACCGATATGTATTTAGGCATCGGAAGCACCCCCAACGCCGGCACTCCTCAAGGTATTCTTTTAGCTAAAGGCGGCGGCGGTTTTGTAGCCGAGTCTTCGATTGTTCCTAGTAGTGAAGTCCAGATTGTTTGTTCTGTGGCGAGCAAGCGGTTTCACGCAATTCAAGGATAATTTTATGGGACTATTTTTCGGAGGAAGCGGTGGCGCGGGGAGTCAAGGAACTGGAAGCCAGGGGGCGCAGGGTTTCCAAGGAGTAGTCGGCAACCAAGGTTTCCAAGGCGCAGCCGGGACCGGAAGCCAGGGGGCGCAGGGTTTCCAAGGAGCAGTCGGCAACCAAGGTAACCAAGGTAACCAAGGAGCGGTCGGCAACCAAGGTTTTCAAGGAAATGCCGGGACTGGAAGTCAGGGAGCGCAAGGTTTCCAAGGAAATGCCGGGACCGGAAGTCAGGGAGCGCAGGGTTTCCAAGGAAATGCCGGGACCGGAAGTCAGGGAGCGCAGGGTTTCCAAGGCGCAGTTGGCAACCAAGGTTTCCAAGGAGCGGTCGGCAACCAAGGTTTTCAAGGAAATGCCGGGACTGGAAGTCAGGGAGCGCAGGGTTTCCAAGGAGCCACCGGGGGCGGAAGCCAAGCCCCTGCCGGGGCCGGGGTAGTAACAGTGAGCAGCGGCAGCTTTCAGACGCCGATCCCCTTCCATCATTCTCAAAGCATTGTTTATGCTATTAGCGGTGGCCCGCCGTATCAAATAAGCAATGCCTATAATGTTAGATTAAATGTCACATCAAGTGTATTTGGATCGGACGGCCCGGAAATTACTCTTTCTGATTCTGCCCCAAATGGCGCGCGCGCTCAAATTGTAATCGGGGTTTTAAACCCAAATAATACAGTTAGGGTCACTGGCTTCGAAACTATCGTTAATAATAATAATTCGCAGGTTTCTCACGCAGGTAGTAGTTACCATTTTTTACGCTCGGGGGGAATGTGGCAGAATGTAACTTTTGAGGCTAGAGGCCCCCAAGGTAGCCAAGGTTTCCAAGGAGCCGCCGGGACCGGAAGCCAGGGGGCGCAGGGTTTCCAAGGAGCGGCCGGAACCGGAGATCAGGGAGCGCAAGGTTTCCAAGGAAATGCCGGGACCGGAAGCCAGGGGGCGCAGGGTTTCCAAGGCGCAGTTGGCAACCAAGGTTTCCAAGGAAATGCCGGGACCGGAAGTCAGGGAGCGCAGGGTTTCCAAGGCGCAGTTGGCAACCAAGGTTTTCAAGGAAATGCCGGGACCGGAAG